CTTTTCAACTTGCAACATGTTTATTGAATCTTCTTCATAATGTCTTCCATTTTCAAGTTGACTTTGCAAAGTTTGAAATCTAGGGTCATTAGCCTCTATATCAGATTGTGGAACATCTTGAACAATTTTTTCGAATAATTGAGATTGATTTGTTTTGGAATCAATATAAAAGTCATCTAAAGATCTTCCTTGGTCTAAAAGAAACTTAATCATTTCTCCTGACATTTCAGGTTTTTGAGGATTTATTACTCCCCCGCCAATTCCATCTTTAGCAATTCTGTACCACATATTAATACTCTAAATTACTTTTTCGTTTATCTTCTAATAAGGTATCTATGCCAGCATCTTTTAACTTATTGACAAAATCTTCTAATTCTTCTTCAGAATAAAGATCATAATAATCTTCTTCTTCTAAAAGTGCTTCAATTGAAGCATCAATATCTTTGTCATTCTTGATAGTTCTTCTATCTTCTAATTGTTCGTTTTTTGGCTTGATATCTTTAGGATTATTGCGTGATTCTTCTAATTTTTCATCTAGTTTGACATCTTTTTTAGCTGTTTTATTTAAAAGATGTGAGATTGAATCTTCAGAACCATCTCCTGCCTCATCATTGATTTCTTTCTTGATGTCAATAGCATTTGAAGAAAAATCATTTAATTGTTTAGCAAAAGACTCATCCATTTCATCTTTGTGAGAATATAATGAATCTTTCCCAAGCTGTTCTTGTCTTGTCTTCATTAATTCATCACCAGATGTGTGTAATTTTTCAATCAATTCATTTAAAAAATCTTTTTTAGGCTCATTGGTTCTTGGCAATTGATTTTCAATTGTTTTATCAGTAATTGATTGAGCTTTCTTCACTGTCTTTTCAACATTTCTGTGACCTGAAGATTCTAATCTCTTTTCAATAGATTCTTCTGGAAGTGAATCTCTTTTATAACCTTTTTGATTTTTTTCAAATCTTGTTTCAAAAGGTATTTCACCTTCTGTTAATTTCTTAGATCTTTCGCCTTCGTTGAGTTCAAGAGCATTCGCTTCATTGTCAGGATGCTTGTGAACATTCAATCTTGCCATGACTTGTTCTTGTGGCTGGAATGATACTTTCAACCATGCTTCATATGCACAAGATACAGTGCCATCTTTTGCTAATCTTGAGTCAATACAATGATCTCTACATTTGCTGACTTCCATTGGAACAGCGCTTTTGTATCCTTGAAATATGCCTTTAGGGCATAATAAATAAGGTTCATTGAATTGAGTTTGTAAAGTTGTATATGCAACTCTTACATTTGAAGAAGGTGTAATTGATTCAAATTGATTTCTGATAATTGCAATAGCTTTTGAATAATTGAATGAATCACCTTTTAAGACATGATTTCTTGCTGTTTTGATCATTGAGGAATTATTAGATTCTACAACCTTAAGTAATTCATCAAGAGTTTCTAATGCATCTAATTGCCAAGACCCTCTAGATTTATCTTCTAGTTTGTATGCAACTTTTTCAAATTTGATAGCTTCAGAATCATGTCCTGCTGCATTTTGCAATGAATTGTATGCATGTCTAAGTAATGCACATACTTGTGAATTTCTAATGTTCATAAGCTTGTTCAAATCCGAGGAGACTTTAATGATCGCTTCATTTGGTCTCAATTTTCTCATTTTATTAATTTTGCCTGGACCATCCATTTCAAAAAATGCTTTGACCAAAGCGTCATCAATATCAAAATCTTTTTCCATTAATTTTCCAAATATTGATTCGGATGGAATAAAACTTCTTTTTGATATATGTTCTTGAAGCGAAGCTACTTCATCTTGTAGCAATTTGATCAAACCTTCTGCTCCAATTTTGCCCATTATTTTTTCAGCAACATCTGGGTTATGAGAATGCAATTTGATCTTATAGCTATCCATTTTAATTTCCTAAGCCTAAATTTTCTAATTCTTCTTTATCGAAGCCTCTATCAGTTAAAGCTTTTTTGATAGCAGATAGTTTTTGAGCAACACCCTTTTTGCTAACAGGATCTTTAAAGTCACCTTGTTTAGTATTTTTATCAACAACAAGTAAATCTGAGAGATACATTGTTCTCATTATCAATTCTGCTGTAGAAGACTTTGAATAATCTGGTTCAGCATCATAATCTAAACCTGCTGTGCGAATAATATTTTCGGTCTCAGCATGCTTTTCAAGCTCGTTCTCAATCTTATCTTTGATATTTTTTTGTTCTTTGATAGATTTTTCTTTTTTAGTATCACGATTTTTTTTCTTATTATAATCACGAACAATATCAACAGCTCTTTCAACTGTTTCATTGTTCCAATACTTAAGTTTTGCTAAAAAGCGAACAATATCATTTTTCTCAACACCATGATCTAAAAGTTTACCAACTTTACCCATCAAAACTCTGAATGGGTTACCTCTGGTTTTCTTTTTGGGTTTTATTGCTTGTTGAGCTGTTCTATTGTTGTACACGGCATTGCCTTTCACAAGTTTATTAACTTCTTCTTTGTATTTTTTTGCTAATTCAATTGGTGTAGGATCTCTCTGATTTAAATTGTCAGGATTTCTTGTTAATTTTCTTTTATCACCATTTAAATTTGAAGAATTTAAAATTTTTATAAGTTTTTCTCTTACCTCTGGTCTAGTGGATTCTGAAATTGCATTTTCAATTTCTGCACTTAAACCAATTGACATTGATTCATTAATTATTTTATCCATTAATGAATTAAATTTCTTCAATGTCAAACCCTGTTCTTGTTGTCCCTGTTGTTGTCCATTAAGGGGCATATTTGTAGCACCCACAGCATCAGAGGTACTTGGAGTAGAGCCTGGTGGTGGTCCAGATGGTACTTGTGAAATCTTATTCATTAGTCTAAATCGTCAAAATTCAAATCAATATTGTTATAAATATCTCTTAAAGTTTTAGCTGGCTGCTGTGATTTTTGTTCGAAAGATCTACCAGTTGCAGATTTGATTTCATTTTTTTCTTCTCTGAGCTTTTGCTGTGAAGCAATTCTCATAGATTCTCTTTGATCAAGTTTATCGGAATCAATCATCCCAAATTGTGATGAATATTCTGTATCTGAAGAAGTTCTGAGGATGGAATGTGCTCTAGCATTAACAGTGTTTGATTTTCTGATAGTATTGATTGCTCTATCTTCCCAATCTTTGTGTCTGGATGCTTTAGCTTCTCTTGAAGCTTGAGTTTGTGCAACTACTTGTTCACTGGTGTTTTCTTGACTATTTAAGAATTCTTGGGATAATGCAATCATATCTGGATTGAAAATAGATGCAGAGCCTCTAAGCATAGCATCCATGTATTCTTCTGAAGAGAATGCTTGCAAACCACTTGTTGTAGTTCTTGCATTTAATCCCTCATCAACTCCATAATCAGATCTTCTGATTGAACCAAAATCATTGTTCAATAAAGATTCTTCCATTGAAGAAGGTCTTAGATCTTCATACTTTGCTGCGCCAGAAATCTTTTCCCAGGACTTTTCAAGATTTGAAGCTTCTTTGCCCATACCCACTTGCTGTTTCGACATTTTAAATCTATTTTCGGTAGAATTTCTTTTTAAATCAGCATATGGATCTTCTTCAACGTCAACTTGTGCACCGACAAATTTGTTTTGAATGAAAGATGGTATATTGTCTATTTCTGATACTTTTCTAAATTTGCTCATGTTTATTTTCCTGGAATAATCTACAAGACAATCCCAGGAGGATAGAACTCCTGGGATGTTATTTCTTGAGGATTTTTTTTATGATTTCTTATCGTACTTCTTGGTAAACAAGGCTTCAATCCAATCTTGATCGCCGTAACCAAGGTCATTCTTCCAATAATCAATCAATCTGCTGTAATCTGCATCTGAAAGAGTTGCTTCCTTGACCATAGATGCAACAGCTGTTTTCTTAACTGATGTTGCAAGGTTGGATGCCATTACATTTTTGATGTCTACAGTATTGTCTGCAACAGGAGCATTATTACCAAGCATTGCATCCACATATTCTTGTGGAAAACCTTGAGCTAATGCTTTTGAAGCAAAGGCTTTTTTAGCATTAACTGGAAGATTAGTGATTGGTCTAAATCCAGATTCGGTATTTGTCTTTGCAGTCTTCACTTTTTGTGCAGCCTTTTCATCGTTTGCTACTTTAGTGACTAAAGATTCACGATATGCTTTTCTTTGAGCTAATTTTTGATTCTTTTCAGCTTCAGCTTTGACAATGGTCTCAACTTTGCTTGCTAATCTAACTCTTCTCTCATGTCTTGCAGCAAGGATTGCATTTTTAAGATCTTCATCGCCTGCAGCAATTGCAGCTTCTACTGCATCAGCTGAAAGCTGTGATGGATGGTTAAAAACAATACTTGAACTTAATTTGAGTTTCTTTTTCTCAGCTTCTGGTAAAGCATCTATGATATCCTGTACAGATGCATCTTTAGCATCTTTGACATCTTTTTTAGCATCTTTTTTATCATCATCATCTTGATCTTCAGATGCATTTTTATTCTTTTGATCAAGATATTCTTGCAATCCAGGATTAAGTTTGCCTGATGTTTTACCAGCTTCTTTAACTTCAGCTAGTTTATTGTTGAAATTGTCCCAATTGATGCCTTGAAAAACCATCTCTGAATCAAGTGGATCTTCATTGACATGTGTAGGGAAGATTCTATCTGCCATAATTTTAATAACTCCTCAAGAAATTATATTGTAAACCTTCTGAAATTTAATCTATCAAACCTTCAGAAGTTTTATTTCTCTATGTTTTTTTATCCAATATGAGTTTTTTGCCCTTCAAAATTAATTTGTCTCCAATATTAATTTTGAGTTTTTTGAATATGCCTTTATATGCTTCTACAACATATTTGACATCATCTGCGTCTGGAGCAACAAGTTTTGTGCTCTGTTTTTCTAAATCTTTAAAATCTAAAATTTCAAAATCATTATTTAGAAATGCCAAACTAAGAGAAAAATCTACATTATTATTCCAAAAAGAATGTTGACCTTTAGAAGGAAATGTAAAAAATACTACTTCCAATTCTTCTAAAGGTTCTGCAAACATCAATCCCTTAGTTCTTTTTTGATCGTTGTCAGCCATAAACCTGATTTCGAATTCATCACGGAATTCACTACTAGAGAGTCAAGTAGCGATTTTTTTAAATTTTGTATTTGATTGAACTACCGCTTTAGCTTCGTTTAAATCAAATTTATCTTTGGTTCTATTTTTTCTGAATTCATTTGTTGTTTCAGAACTAAGATAATGATCTCTAAGAGCCAATTTAGCTTTTTCAGTAAGCGAAACTGATCTTCCGTAACCAGTAAGTAATCCTGAAGTTTTAAGTGCTAAAAGATCATTATCTGTAATATCAGAAGGAACATGGCAAACTTTAGCTTCTCTATTATGAGTAAGTTGATTTGCAGCAGTGACAACTTCATCAACATTTTTGTCAATAGTCATAAGCATTTCCATATAACGATCACCAACTTTAGCAGCTTGCTTTTGTGGTGGTGGAGTTGAACCCATGAGTTGAATTTGGATATCTGATAAACCCAAATTGCTCATTGACTGAGTGTCAAATAATTCTGCGTGTAATTCTAAAGAATGAACTGGCTTAATTGGTAAAGGCATAATGTTCTCCTATCTAAGTGGAATTCTATTTTTCCAACCATTTCCATCATCTACATTTTTCTGATATGTTGCTTCAAATGTAAAGGAATCTACGTCTCCAGCCATTGAAGGACTAGATGCTAAATTGCCTGGATCTATATACGCTGGACCTGGAACATTATCTGGACCATGTAAAAGCCCTTCGATATTTTGTCCATCAGCTTCTCCACCCAAATCAAAATATTCTTTAGGAATTTTATTTGGTTTTTTGGTCTGTCTCCACTCATCACCCTCTTTAAATTCATCTTCCAACTCGTCATATTCGACAAGATAAATATTTGGGTTTTTAGTGACAGATTGTTCTACATAATATTGGGCTACTTTTTCAAAAATTAAATCAGAAGACTTGAAATTACCCTTACTATCTAGGATGTAGGCAATCCTTAATGTTTTATGGAGAATATTGAGATCCATAATCTTTGTGTTACTTAATTTTTCACAAATTTCCTGCAAATTCTTTTTTTACAACTTGTAATGCATTTTCAATAGTAGTGTCCATATCAAAATATTTATAATTGCCTAATCTTCCACCAATTAATAAATTTGGACAATTGACAGATGCAAAATTTCTATACTTTTCGTATTTTTCATTATTGATTTCATCATTTATTGGATAGTATGGATCTTCATTAGGAATGTTTTTATCAAATGTTTTTGAATACTCATAAGTAATTACTTTTTCATCTGATTTACTATTGTAAAAATAATTATGTTGAATGATTCTCGTAAAATGAAAATCCTCAGATGGATATGTCATCAATGCCGTGCCTTGAATGTCAATCTTTGTATTGTAACTACTATGTTTGAGTGTTCGGTATTCTAAATCTCCAAACATGTAATTAAAATATTGATCAATAGGTCCTGTGTAAATTACTTTTTCAGCCAAAGAGTTTAAAAAATCTCTATTTACAATGTAATCACATTCTAACCAAACAACAATGCCTGATAATAGTTTTTCAAAAATTGAAGTGTAACCATGAATCGGAATACCTTCGTAAACATGATCATCAGAATAATATCGATCATTTAAAGAAAATCTTAATGGTATTCGTTTAGCAATTGATGCTGGTAATAATTTTGGCTCTCTGCCCCATTGTTTTTTGGTGTATCCGTAGAAAAACATTTCGTACAAAGTTCTACCCATGGTGCTAAGACAATATTCTTCGAAATTTTGTGGATTTTCAAATAAAATTTTATCTGAATTAATTCTTTCTTTTGCTTGAAGTGGAGTGACAACATCATTCCAAACATGATGAATAGTAGATAAATTTATTGGCAAAGAATAGATTTTATTATTTACAAAAGCTTTATTTCTTAGAGTGAAATTATTAAATTCTGCAAATTTATTTATATAATCCCAAACATATTTTTTTGAAGTATGAAAAATATGTGGACCATATTTGTGTATATGATAATCTTCAAATGGTTCAGAATAACAATTTCCACCAATATGATTTCTTTTATCAACTACTAATACTTTTTTACCTAATTTATTAGCTTCATAAGCAAAAATGGAGCCGAATAATCCGGCTCCAACAATAAGATAATCATATTTCATATGATTATTTTACATATTAACTTGGGTTTGGTGAAAAGTGCCCATATAGTCCAATCCCATCATAAATTTCTTCAACACCCTTATCTTCTCCACCCATGTCATTATAATCATAATAATTTCCAGGAAAAGACTTGCCATGCTGATTGAAAATACTTATTTCTTTAGGATTCATTTGAATTTTTTTACCCATCTCTTGCATTGGAACAACATTAGCTTTTGTATCTGGATATGGATTTCTTAGCATGGTCTCTTCATTGTATCCCGATGTGTCTTGATAAGATCTGTTAGCTTGATTACCTTCATTTAAGTATTCTTCAAGACCTTCGAAACCTGCTAAACCATCTAAAACTTTATATTGTCCATCTGGAAAAGAATGAAATTGATATTCATCAAATTGATTATTTGGCTCACCTTCTGGCTTTACAGTAAACCTATTACGTCTCTTTACAGGATAGTCATAATCTTGAGGATCATGAACAAAACCATATTCTTTTGCAGTTCTGTTTGGATTGTTAGAAGAGATTACATCATGTCGTCTTTGAGGTTTTATTTGATCAGGAACTTTATCTTCGTATTCGTGAGCTCTTTTTTTGCTGTCATCAAAATGCCTTCTCTCAGCTAAACTTTCTTCCATTGTTCTTAAGTGTTCAGGTTTAGCATGAAAGTTTTCTTTGATATATGCTGGGCTATTTTTGATTAAACTTGATGCATGGTCTTCCAAAGATTTTTTGTAATTGTGAAGTTGCATTCTTAATTTTAATTTTAGTCTTTCAGTGGAAGACAATTCGTAATTAAGATCACCATCGGTATATGTGTGTTGAACAGAAAGTTGTTTCTCAATATTTTCATCATTTACATTATATTGATCTAAATAAATATGGGTTTTTGAAAGAATTTTTTCAAAACTGTCGTCTTCATCAACATAAATATTAAGCTCAGAACCACCACGATTGGTGCCACCCCTTCCAAAAGGGCTACGACCAGGAGAGAAAGGTGATCCATTACCACCACCACCTACGCCACCAAATTGTGCGGTTTTGATATTATTTGAAGACATAATGTTTTTTTCCATAAAAATTTATCTAAACCTTCCACCTAAATTCATCAATCTTGCATTAGGAAGTCTTATAATTATTTTTGATGTTAAACATTCATAAGATACAGCAGCTACAGCATCGCAAATGTCATCTTTGTATCCTGACAAAGACTCGATGTAATATCTTTTGCCTTTCCATTTCTTTTGTAAAAATTGAAATTGGATTTTAGCTTCTTGCACTTCATTAAGTGGTTGTCTTTCACCACGCATATCAAGATAACTACCACCTGAAATATCATACATGTCAATTCTTTCTTCTCTAATTAATTGACTTAATTCAGTGTAAATATCTTCTTTGTATTGTTTATTAAAATGTTTTTCAACAATATTTATTCCAGCAGTTTTCAATCTTATAATTGAAGATTGTGAATTCCATTGATCAACACTAACTTGTTTAAATCTAAATCTTTTATGAAGATCAATGACATAATCTTCAACTTCTCTAGTGTCAATTGGTTGATTTTTGGACATTGGATTCCAAAAGTGAATGTGATCAATAACTACTCGCTTAAGTGGTCTATTATCAGGACCTACAGTTCCATACATAGGCTCTGTATGAGCAACACACAATGCATAATAATCTGATGTTCTAGCAGGATCTAAATGACAATAATATTCAAACATATTGTCAGCATATTCTTTTCTTTTGACCATACTCATGCTACTGAACATAGAATTAATCAAATCAGCCATAAACATAGGATCTTGAGAAGATGCACCAAATTCAGCCCCATATTGCATTTGAAATTCTGATGGATTTTTCTTTTTTTCGTTATCTAAAAATTCTTTCCCAATATTCGGATTTGCTAACCATGTTGGCAATCTCATTATCAAAGTCGTAGGATCTTCAACTCTGTTTTCATGCAAGTCGTGCAATAACCCAATAGGTCCTTTGGGGTTTGAAAGCATCATCATCTTTCCGTCTTTTCCAAAGGTTGCAAGAGATGGCTTCAAATCATCATATAATGCGTAATCTAATCCTGAATCGGGATTATCACCTGCCATAGCAGCAATTTCGTCCATGATTATGCACCAGCAAGTTAGACCAACAAGACCTGATGCACTTGAAGAACCACATTTTAAAGTTAAAGAACCAGAAAATGGATTTAACCCTTGAGCAGTACGGCGTTCATTTTCCTTAATATCATGGTCTGTAAGGAATCTCATTTCAAGTTCAGTGTCTTTGCCAATAAATGGATTGAAATATGGCGAGGCTAGTACTGTTTGTTTGATTTTTGAGAAGATAGCATTCTTTGCTTGTTCTTCATTTTTAGCAACATTCAATAAAACAATTTGATCAAATTCCATTAAACCATATCTGGCTTGTGGATGACCCATAGAAATCAATCTGTACAGTTCATAAAGTGCAATAGCTGAGACTAAGAATGATTTTCCACTACGTCTTCCAAGTACCAGTACAAGTTCTTGAAATTTGTATCTATTTGTACATTTCTCGTATATTTGATGTCTTAGTTTGGAATCTATTTCATCAGAAAACAAAAGATCTTTTTCTGATTGAAAACCATCAATAACAGGTCTATCTGATAATTTATCTACAAGTCTGATTGCATCAAAGTTTGTAGCTTCTTCTTTTGCATCTTCATATCTTTTTATTCTGACATCATCATCTAAATTAACGCATTCAAGACATGGAGAGTTATCAACTGTAAAAAGTGGTTTTACTATTTTACCAAGTTTCTTTTTTCTTAAAGTATCTTCCTCATTGTCCTTGATATGTTTCCAAACGCACCCTTCGCATCCATTTCTTTCTTCTAAAGGAACATCTTGAATTTCTAAATTTTCATTTCCTTCTTGCCCCATATAAAAACACTTGAGAATCAATCTTTGCCAAGGATGTGGCTTCAGATTACAAAAATAAGGGTGTTCTATAAATGTTATGATGTCTACGATTTGATCAGGGTTAAATCTTGTCTTCTCTGGTTTTTTTGGAGGGGATATATCAGTTCTGGCACTTGGCAAAATGATATCGTCAAACTCAGATGCATAGCCAGTGTCTTTGAAGAATTGAGAAACTTCATTAGCTTGCTGCATAAGTTGACTTTTGAGGTCATGTTGCGCTAATTTCTGCGGATTTGGTTTTCTCATTAGTTGTCAGATTGAATTTTGCTCTTCAGGGTTTGTATTTCTTCCCTAATAATTCTTTTATCAGTTTCAGAATCCATTTTTTCATGGAGTTTGACAAGTACATCAAAAATATTTATAGCATAGATACCTTGATTATCTCTTGCTTCTTTTAGATATAAAATTTTTGTAATTAGTTTTTCAACCATTGCTGCTCTTTTGAGCTTCATATCATTATTTTTGGAACAATCCATTCCACGAACATCGTCAAGCTCCACAAGTAAAGCTGTAAGTGCTAATTGATGTTCTCTAAAAATCCAAGGAGCAATTAATTCTTCTCTTTGCTCATAATTCTTCAGACCTGAAGTTGCAATTTTCTTAAAATCACAATGCTGGTCCATGTGTGTGTTAACTTGAACCCAGTTAAGTTTTGCATCAAAATACTTGTGGAAAAAATTGATTACTGATTGTGGCTTTTTACCACTTTCAAGATATACATGTTCAGCTAAGTCTCTAAAAGCTGAAGTACAAAGTGAACATCTTGGTTCAATAAACTGAGGATATTGAATATCACTCATATTGTCAGGAGGAAGAGGAGATAAGGGTCTATCTCCTTCTTTCAAATCCTTGAACATTCTAGAAGGTTTATCTATTGTTTTATCTACAGCAGGAATGATAGCATCAACAATCTCTTCTTTATTATTATCTTGCATAATGGCTTTATACAAAGCAGAACAAGCCACTACTAGAGCGGCTTGTGCATTTTTTAGGATGAATACTAATCAGATAGCGCTCTTTTAAGTCTCAAATATGGAGAGACTTGATCAGCAGCAGAAACTATATACTCATCTGCGATGCCGAAATCTGCATAATTTCCTTTTGTAAATTTTTCACTTGTTGATGTTCCATTTGATAAATCTACTTCTGCTGAACCTTTTCTCATGCTTACAACATATTTATTTGAAGATGCAGTTTTAATTTCTGCACTTTCTTTTTGAGCAATTAACACTGAATTTAACAATGCTTCTTCTACCCAAGGTTTTAATGCTACATGCAAATGTCCCTTGCCTTGATCAGAAGATTTAGCAATTTCAGCAACTCTTTGCCAAAATCCTAAACCACGCTCATCAGCTTTTACGATTGAATATGTACCTGAACAAAGTCTTTTTACAAATTCTCTTGCACTGTATTTTTCAAGTGATTTTTCAATTACCGGAATACAATCTGCATATTTTGTTGGAACTATAGCGACACTAATAACTTCTTTTTGAGCAGATGTAGGCTCATTAAATAAATTAGAAGCAACTCTGTCTGCTAATTCTAAATCGAAATTGTCTGCAGCTAATAACTCTACAACTTCTGATTTGGAAAATCCTTGGCTAGCATATTTTTCAGCTTGGGAACTGGCTACAACAAATGCGCCATCACTAAGTGTACGCAACTCATTGCGCCAATTATAAATCATGTCATCGGATATGTTTTTTTCAACCACAGTGACTTCTCCCCTTTTAAATAAAAATAACCCTAGACAAGAATGTTGTATGTCAAGGGTTTTTGTGGAACATATCAATATAATACAAAGAATTATAAAATATATTCCATAGGTAATTATAGTTAGATTGTAAAATAATATCAGTATTATGTGGAATTTTAGCATTCATAAAAAAACTGTAAAGGCAATGGAAGCCTTTGATGTCTTAAGTAGTGAGGGTATCGATTGGACTGGTTCATTCCAGGATACATTTAAAAAATACAATTTTAACTCTCATGATAAAATGCCTACCGTTTATGACCTAATAAATTTTATTAAGTATGCTAAAAATACAAGAATCTTGGATATTTATTCAAGAGATAAAAATAAAGGTTCTGATCTTAGATGGTTTTGCAAACAATTAATTACGTTTGTAGTTGATCAGCTTAGGCACACTGGATCTCCAAACGCAGACACACTTATCATTACTAATTTCTTAGCTCAATGTGCAAAAAATTATGAAACTGATAATCCTTATAATAAAATCGAAATTGGCACACCAGTTTCAAGTGAAAAAGCAATGACAATGTCAATGAAAAATTTAATTTCAATGAGATACGAAACATTGAATTTATTAACTGCAAATAATATTAACATTGAAAATAGTTGCATGATGTACATCATGAGAGGTGACGATGTCAAAAATCATGGTGTTAATGCAGATGATTATGCTAGAAATCAGATAATAGAACGTGCAATTGATAAATATCCTAAACTTGGATATTTTAAATCTTTAGACAGTGTTTTATTTTATTTGAAAAGTGACATAGCCACAAAAGATAATTTGTTAGAAATTTCTGATTATCTTAAATCATTTTCTCTTTCTGGTTTGAAATTTACAGATTTATTTTCTTTTGTAGATGGATTGACAGGATCTAGTTTAGATGGAAAATCTATTAAAGATATTATTTATAATGTCCAGACTGATGATCAATTAGAAATATATCTTTATCTAAGAAACAAAGTGGTTAAAAATAATAATGATTATGAAATAACCAAATCTCTTTTAGAGATTGTTTATAAATTTTTATCTTCATTTTACTTAACTAAATCTAATATCGAAAAATTATTAAAAGATGATATGTTTGTTGAATATTGTCAAAATCAAGGCGAAAATATAAAAGATCTATGGTTGTATAAGGGTTTTTCAACAGTTGAAGTAATGCAAAACTACTTAACAAAAAATCCTGAAAAAATTAAGAATTTCTCAGAAGATGCATTGGCAAGATTAAACGCTACATCACTCCAAAATATTAATCAATCAGCAATTGAAGCTCAACAATCAATTTTAAAAGATGGACTGTCTTTATTACAAAATGCTATAGACACAAATGTAATTAAGAAACTAGATCCTTTTGTAAGAGATTTTAATCGTGATTACTCATCAGAATATAAAAAGCCTGAAAAACCTTCAAATGCATCTCCAGAAGAAATGAAAGAATATGAATTGCAGGTTTCTGCAGCAAAAATCTTTACAGAATGGCAAATTAGTTATTTAGACAGAATGGAGCAAGAAAGATTATTTACATCTATTTCTAAAGAAGATTTGGAAAAATATGCATCTAATATGATAATTCTAGAATTTGATGCAAATCAATTAAAAGTTTTTTTAGAATCAAAAAATATTACCAAATTTCAAATTCAAGGTGTAGATTTTGTAAGTGGATTATGGAGAGGTTTATTTGTACCAAGGTTTCCTACACCTTCAGGACAACCTGTTCCAGCAATTGTAATTAGAACTGATGCATATGACTCTTTAGAACATCATAAACAGCTATCAGAAAATTTAGGATTTGAAGCTTTTAGGTTTACAGAATCTACTAGAAGACATGAAATTGCACATGCATTACAATATCTTGCTGTTGGTGATGTTATGCTAATGGAACCGCAAGAATTAAATCCAGAGCTTACTGAAGGTGAAGCTTATATTATGGATCCGGCAGAATTGTATGCAAGAGTACATGGAGATATTCCTTATTTATATAATTTATTTGATTCTAGAATTAGAAATCTAACTGTTTCTAAAAAAATATATGAAGCTGCTAAAGAACAATGGATTCACGACATTGTTAATGAAAAAATACACTTAATGTCTGGTGGTACTAATCTAAGAAGATTAATGATGCAAGATGAAACACCAGAATTTAGAAAAGAAAATTTTGGTAAATTAAAAAAATCTGATGGAACAGAAATTGAACTACCAGACCCTCTTGAGGCTATATCAAAAATTCTTGCAAGGCAAAGAATAAAACTTGAAATGATTTTTCATGATTTATTTACAGTTGCTGATAAAAGAGAAAAAAGAAAAGGTTTGATTAGCAAAAAGAATAGACTTAAAAAACAATTAGAAAGTCTTCCTGAATACGAATATTTAAAAAGAATTAATCTCGAGAAGGAACTTTATGAAGCAGAAACTGATTTGATAAAAGTTGGTCAAGAACTTATTGTTGATGTTGAAAATGTATCTACTTCTGTTTTAAAAGGTTATTTGAAAGATTATTTTACAAAAATAAGCAATGCTGTAGCTGAAGGTTTATTAGGACCCGATGTCCTGAATGTAGATGATCCTGATAGACCTAAATCTTCAGAAAAACCATCCGTCGAACCTGAATTGCCTACAGCTTCCGATATTTCTGATATTACTGAATTTATGATTGGACAATCTAAACCAATTCCTGGTGGAAGAAAAATTGATGAAATTATTCCATCATTCATGGGCAAGGCTTTACCAGCTGATTCTTGGACTTGGGAAAAGGGGACGGATCCAAATAGTCCAGAAAACAGAAAAAGACCTAAGGGAAATTTTCCAGGAATAGAGCCTGTAAAGCCAATGCCTCAATCTAAAATAACTATTGATGCAGATGATCCATTCAAGACAGATAAAACTGCGTCAGTCTATAATCATAACAGATCAAAAAGATAAAAAATCTTCTCCCAAGATAACTTTGATATTTCCCAAGGCTCTCTGCAATCTTTTAGAGAAAGAACTTTGGGAAATATTTAGCTTTAACGATGCTTCTTCTTGATCTAAACCTTCAAAAAAATAAAGCTCAATTGCTTCTTTTTGTTTTTCATTTAACTTATTGATTGCAGAATGTAGTGAAATAACAGTTTCAATCCTGTTGAATGGATCAGTGGAATGTTCTTCAACAACTACATCGCTTTCATAGTCAGCATGATCTAAATATTTATCGACACAAGATCTATATAAGTTGATATCTATTCTTGTTGATAAAAAATATGAGAAATAAGTAAGATTTGGATTGTACTGATCAACTATTTTTTTAAGAACTAATAAAGATTCTTGAAGCATATCTTCTCGATATGGTGACAATTTCAATTCTTTTTGAATACATCTTTGTATTGCACAAATAAATAATGGCTTGTAGAAATCATATAATTCTCCTAAAGCAGAGCCATCATTGTCTTTTACTTTTGAAATAAGTTCATTTATATATTCGTAGCGATCTTCATACACAAAAATTTTATACACTAAGGATTTTATTAATCATCAAGAATAATGAATGATTTTTAGAGCCACTATTTCTCAAATCCTTAATTGTATATACTACTTGCTCAATCATGTATGCTATTTTAGCAACAGAAGGTGTTGTTTTACCCATCTGAATCTTTATTCGGATTGGATTCTGAGTTTTGATTATAAACTCACTAGGGACCCAATTTTCGCCCAAATATTTGCCTAATAAATCTTTACATTCTAAAATCTCTGCAACTTTATTAGCATCATAAATATTTTTTTCTTTACAGTCTGAAACTACTAATAAAAAATATAGCTGTGAAAGCAAAATTAATAGCAAACCTTGTTCGCCAATTGCGCTGCATAGATTGTTGCATGTATCGTACACATCTTCATTTTTATTAATCAAGTGATCAATAAATTCAAAAATATCAGTGTTGTTGTCAAAAAGAGAATTTTCAATGTCTTCAAGTTTTACTTCATTCTTAACAGATGCATGCTTTCTAAGTTCTTGAAATAATAAATCAAGATCGTAAACAATTTTCTCTTTCTTATTGCCAGCAGTTTTAGATTTTATTCTGTATGTTGGACAATTATTTATTATCCATTCATAACATGGCTGATCTATTTTTATATCTAAACTTTTTACTTCTTTGTAGCAACATCTTTTGAGAGATTGAACATCGCCAAACATCGGAAAAGAATAATCAAATATTTTTCCAGATTTTTTTATTTTTGAAATAAAACTATTTCTACCATCAAAACTTTCATCATCGAAAAACAAATGGTATTGGTTGTTGTTCAGTTGTCCTATGATTTTTATTTGATCATTGCTTGGATTATCTACTAAAAATAGTTTGTCTGAATCGAAAAACTTAGAGTAATTCTTTATTTGAGATTCTAAATTGAAGACACTTACAATTGTATATCCAGGATGACTGCTAGACAACTGTTGTAATGCCATTGGCTTTGAACCAATAAAAATAGAACTCTCAGATAATACTACGCTCATATCTACTCCATTGGGAACATTATATGATTGAAATTATCTGATTGCAAAATACATATTGTATATGAATTGAAATCATAAAATTTAGCACTTATATTTTCTTGATTTATGACTTCCAATATTTTCATAAAATGATTTGTAAGATAAGAAACATTCAAATCTTCTAATTCTTCATCAAAAGTAATCTTGTCTGCTGCACCACCAGAAATATCACCTGAACTTGTTAAGATAATTTCTTTATTTTTAGTTGATAAATTAAACAAGTGAGAACCTGAAATATTGTTTATGAACTTCAAAGATTTTAGAAATTCACTTTTAGATACATCTATTGTTGTGATATATTTTGAATCAAAAAATCTCTTGAATCCATTATGAACACTTTGGTATGAGTTTACTTCAAGATTGGTGCAAAAATAATTACCATTATTACGGATAATTAGTTTGTTTTTATGTATTGAAAATTTTGAATTACTGTCAACAAAGTTTAATGACAACTCAGCTTGATTTTTACTTAGTAAGAAGGACTGTTCATTTTCATATTTTTTGCCATAAACAGAAATTCTGTGCTTATCTGAAGATTGAGCGTTGAACTTATTTTCAGAAATAAAGAACATTATAGATGAATATGGGTGCTCTTCAAAATCTGGAGCACATGAAAATGATGTAAACTTGATAGCATTATGAAAACTAGTTGAGTCATATTTTACGAAATCAATATTATCATTTATAAAAAATTCATTAGATATTTTATTTTCAAGGCTGTCTGCTTTTGATGTTTTTAACGATACTCTGGTTTTTTTGTTTCCAAAAACCAATTGATTGTCTGACTCAACGAATGCGAATTGAATTTCATCAGTTGGAAAGTTCGTAAATGCATTTGTAAAAATATTACAATCTATAGCAAAATCAATAAAATCATCATCAAAATCACATAGGTAAGTATATGCTGCAGAAACACCAGTACTTAGGTATATGAACAACTTATTGTCATGTGCATGAAAAATAAGACTATCGCCATTGATACTCTTATTTTCACGAGTTGATAATTTCAGTTTATCAATTTTATTGAATAACTGAAACTTCTCTAAGTGCTCAGACTTTTTAAGTTTAAATTTCAATGTAACTGCCCCTGGAATTCAATTTCAATACCTGGATTATATTTCGTAATCTGATTCATAAGACAAAGCATAAATGAACCTTCATCATCAACAAAATGTAATTTACCATCTTGATACCAGTCCCAGCCATTTTCAATCTGAGCTAAAACATCCATTTTGTTTACAATTAATTTAGTGATTCCATTCATTTGGCAAGCAGTATTTACTTCATCAACATTTAGCCAATCTATTTGTCTTGGTCTACCAGTAGTGGCTCCATATTCTTGACCAACCTCACGCAGTTTTTCAAATCGCTCGTCGTGTTTTTGGTATCCTTTAGCTCCAACATAGGTAGAATAACATTTGATAACCCCGACAACATTCCGAACTTGCTTAAAATTGAAACCATTATTTAATACTGCTCCTACTCCTGTATTTGACGATGTGACATAAGGATAATCGCCAAAGTCAACATCAAGCCAATAACCTTGAGCTCCTTCAGCTAAAAATTTCTTTGGGGAAGAATAAATCAAACTGTGCATATCAACAAGATATGGTTCTAATTCAGGAACATCTTTGGCACGAATTCCAGTACGGGCATACTTGTCTCTGTAACAAGGTCCGTTTCCAGTGCGAGTTGTTCCAATTTTTGTGTCTTTGGAATCTTCGTCAATGTGTTCTTGGGTAATTATATGTGCGTTTTCTGCTATTTTAAGGATTGATGTGTCAAACCCAAATCCTTTAAGATACCCAAGTTCGTCAAATAATTTTTGCGTATTGATAACACAACCATTACCGATGACACTAGGAATGCCATGCAGAATACCACAAGGAACAAGATGTGTAACA